TATAGTCAGGGTCATTCATGTAGTGAGCAAGCATACGTAACTCAAGACCACTAGCATCACAGCCTACTAACTTATAGCCAACAGGTACAGTCCATAGTTGTCTACACTCCTTACCATAAGGTGAGTAACCAGCAGGAACCTGTGCCATGTTAGGTTTACTGTGTGTCATACGACCAGTAACTGCACCGATAGGATTGACATAGCCACGTACTCTACCATCATCCTCAATACTATTTACCCAGCTCTGTACCTGTGCTACACGTTTCTGTAACATAAGGTATTCAGCTATCTGTTGAGCCTGTGGTATCTTGACACCATTAAGTACACTCTCATTAACAATGACACTACCTTTCTCTGTAAACTCTTTAGGTTTCCATCCAAAGTGCTGAAGGTACTTACCTATCTGTTGCCTGCTACCTAAGTTAAACTCTGGATATATATGATGACCCCAATCACCATCTTCACTATAATGTGCACCTCTATTTATCTGTGCTAAATATCGCTTAGATGTTGAGCCATCTTTGTTATACTTCTTATCTCCGGGATGTGGCAAAGGAATCCAAATAGGTAGTGGCTTGAATGTGTTACGCACATCAATCTCTACATTATATAGTTTCTCTCTCAGCTCGCCAAGTAATAGACTAGCTTCACGCTCATTGATAGTCCAACCATTCTGTATCTGTTGGTGCACTATCTTAGCTACCCCATGCTCTAGTTCTATACTGTCATCTCTAAATCCATCAAGTTCTCTGGACAAAGTTTTAAAAACCTTAGCAGTTAACTCTACATCACGCTTACAATACTCAACCATATCCCATGAGAATTTATCCCACTCGCTGTGGTCTCCCTTACTGAAGTCAAGCCTTGTTCCCCATGAGTCTAATGAATGACCACCTTCCCTGTTAGGGTTGGCAAGTCGAGACATAACTAAGGTATCTTGAACAGGTCCTTTCCATCTGAATCCTGTAAGTTTTTCCAAGACGGGTAAGTCATATCCAATAATGTTATGCCCACAAATGTGAGTAACGCCACTAGCGTGTACCCAATCAGCAAACTTAAAAATATCATCTGCAATAAATGTGTTAAGTGTTCCATGTTCTATCTCCTTTGCTACTATGCACCATATAGTGTCTGGCTTTAAACCATTCGCTTCTATGTCTACAATCAGTTGCTTCATTAAAATTCTCCAAGGTCATCTGTTTCCTTCATTCTACCAGTTATCTTATCATAATGCAAGGAACAAGCAGGACCAGTGAGTCCACTAAATCTATTTTTTAATACTCTGACTATAGTTGTGTTGCGTACCTGTGGGTCGTCAGCCTGTTGGTTACGCTCTAATCCAATTACCATGTCGGATAGTTGGGCAATACTTGCTGAACCTCGAAGCTCTGATAAGCTAATCTGTCCACCATCTTCATGACCCTTACCTGCTGGTCTGCGTAGATGAGAAACAAGGAACAAGCCTATGCCTGTCTCCTGTACCAGTTTTCTTAGCTTAGTCATAATACTATCAATAGCCTTGCGTTCATCTTGGACCTCTTGGTCACTAACAACGATTGATAAGTGGTCTAATACTATCCACTTGCAATCCAATCCTTTGGCTAGGTAGCGTACCTTACTAAGTAAGTTGTCCTCATTGGTACTACCGAAGTGGTCATACATAAACATACGACCTTTACCCATGGTGGCTTCCCAATATCCTCTAAGTTCCTCATCATCTACAGTATCTAAGTTTAGATGTAAAGGCATGTTAGCCTCAATGGACATGACACCAAGCGTAGTATTCTTTACGCTTTCCTCTAATGCAAGTACACCTATGTTCTCATCTGTTGCATTAAGTAAGTAATGTTCTAATTCTCGGACCATCTGTGATTTACCCATGCCAGAGCCACTAGTAATAGTTACAAGTTCACCCTTACGGAAGCCATAAGTTAATTCATTAACACCAAGCCAAGGGTAAGGAACGGACTCGACTCTGATTTCCTCGGTCAATATATCCCATGTGTCCTCACTGGCTACAATACCATCTGGTCTGTAAGGTTTAGCATCCCACCACGCTCTAGTGAACGAAGCTATGTTTCCTGCTAGTAGCATCTCGTTAGCATCCTTTAGAGGGAGGTCGCATACTCTAACCTTGTTAGGTGAGAATAAGTCTACCACGCTCCTTATTGCCTCTTTACCTGCTACATCTGTATCAAAGCATAGCACTACTGCATCAAAGGACTCAAGATACTCTAAGCTACGCTTAATGTCATTCTTTGCACCTTTAGAGCCAGTTCGTAGACTGACTGATGCATACTTGTTACCAAACATTTGGTGAACACTCATTGCATCTAACTCGCCCTCGCAGACTGTGATGTACTTACCACCACCCTTAAATACATTCTCGCCAAATAATCCTACATCTTTACTGTTACCATCATATATAAAGTCTTTGGTTTCAGTAGTTCTAATTTTGTTACCTAGATGTTCGCCATCAACATTATGGTAAGGATAGCAGTGCTTTTTAATTGAGCCATCTGTTCCGTACTGTAATGTAACGCCATACTTCTTTACTACATCTGCATTGATGCCCCTGTCTACTATAGCACCATTGTTACCTGTAAATATTTCCATCTTCTTTGCTACCTCCTGTGGTATGTGTGCTTCAACTCTACCTTCACCCTTAGGTGCTTCCCAATAACTGCAACCAAAACAATATCCTTGACCATTAGAATACCTAGCTAGGTTATCCTTACTGCCACATTCTGGACATGCTTCATGTTGTATAAAGGTTCCTTGTTGTTCATCTTTATCCATCTCTACTCCGTTAAATAAGAGGGCAGTTGATATGGCGGGGCAAAAAGCCATCCTCCTTTCCATATAGGCACTGCCCAAGCCTCATCCCCTACGGATATGCTATCTAAAACTCCTCAACTGCCTCTGCGACTTCCTTCACAACCTCTTTAACGGCTGATTCAAACTCATCAATGGCGTTGTTGCCACCAGAGTAAGCCACTAACTCCATAACTTGGACCGCATCTAAAGACTTACCAAGCCCGTGCTCGTCTGTTTTATGGTGCTCATAGGTAGAGTATGCAACCTTTACCTTGGAGTTGTTTCCTATTCTTACTGTACTATCCCAACCATTTTTAAATGCATCTACCACTACTGGGGCTGGCATGGTATTACCTTTAGCCGTTACAGGCTTACGCTTAAACACAAAGACATTTGCATCTTTCTGCTTAGGCTTTAGTCCAGACTCTATTAATCTATCCCTTTCCTCATCAGTTACCTTTAAGTCAATGGAATAAATCCCTGGGATTGGTGTAAATTTATCTACCTTTGGCTCAAAAAGAGCGGGGTATAACGCTTCACCGATAGCTACTGCCATGTTATTTCCTCATAAATGGTGTCTATAAATTTATTAGCAATTACCGACACCTTTAATAATTGCTAAGTCTACAACAATAGTATAGCACACTTTTTATCTGTTGTTATAATCATTTACTAAAGTTTTTATATAATTTACATCATCATTCTCATCTAGTGAATAACTGATATAACTTTTTCTTCTACAACCATTGCACATGTCTAAATATTGTCCTGTTTCTTTCTCTTTATAGACTGACTCGTTGTCATTGAGTTGCTTATTACATGCTCTGCATCTCATTATTAGTCCTCCTTTTCTGCATGTACATGGTTACTAAGAACATAGCTACCATAATAATATCCACCATCTCCGCCAGTAGCAGGGCTTCTCTTACGCTTAAAGCCAAGAACCCTAGCCATTCTCCATTCAAGAGTATCTAGCTTTCCTAAATCCTCCAAGTATATTGTATGACATTCACCCATCATTTCAGTTGCACTTTTTAGGTCAATGTTTCCTTGTAGTAATGTTCTGTAATCGTCCATAGACATTACTAATTTAACTGTGTCATTTTTTAAGTATGTTACTTTTGTATTAGTCATTAAATTTCTCCACTTTAATTTTTGCTTGACTGTCAAGATATCCTATAAATCCTGTTGGTAAAAAATTTATTGCTAAAGAATATCTCGTGATATCTGAATTGTTTTGTGCAATCTTATGCCAAACTTCGCTAGGAAAAATTAGAAACATTCCATTAGTTGGTTTAATTGAATAATCTGCACTGTTAAATAAATTACCTTCTTCATCATTTAATTGAAATCTTCTATTTTCAAAATTTCTAAATTGAATATCACCAGAATTTTCATCTGTTTGTAAATAGAAAACAGCACTAAACATACTGTTATTATGATTATGATACGACGAGCTTTGTCCTTTTAAAGATTTAGTAAACCAAGATGTGGTTATATCAAACTTGTTAGTATATCGCAAGTGTTCTTGAGTAAACGAATAAAATTCTAAAATCAACTCATTTTTTAAAAAATCAAATTTTTTATCATCTAAAATGTATAAACTTTTTGTTTGTGCACTAACCTCACCCCCAATGACTCCTGAATCATCAAAACTATATTCTTCTAGCATAGACACAATTTTTTTAGTGTCGATATTTAAATGTGTACAATATACTGGTTTTGAAAATAAAGGTTCAATAAATTTTTCTGGCATTACTTCATTTGTATTCGTCATTCCATTATCTCCTGTGTGTCAAAATGTATTAAGCCGTTACTGTCCATGTCTAGCCTTTTATTAGCTATCTTTACTGCTTCATGTGAGTCATAAGCTACCACATTAAAGGAAGCTATTGTTCCAGTCCATTTTACATCAACTTTAAAGCTTCGTAAAGGGGCATCCTCGTACACATTATCATCTGTGTTATAGATTACCCTGTCCTCGTCCATCTTGTCTATTAAATCGTTCTTAAATTTACCCATTATCTCTACTCCTTATGTTAGTTATCATTTGTTGTAGTCTTTCAGATTGTTTGTCATCTTCCCATTGAGTATTAACATTCAATAGAAAATCTTCAACCTCGTCTATAATTTCACTCAAAGCATCATTTTCTTTTTTTAGAGTCCTATTAATTTTTAAAGCCTCATCATTAAAATGCTTATTATTATTTGGGTTAGGCATTACCTGTCCTCCATATCAAAAAAGTTACTATAATCTCTAAGTTCCTCTGACTCACGTTTTAATTCTTCCTCGTCTGAGTCATGCCTGTCTTTTATTTCTTCCATGTCTTTA